AACCCCCAAACTTTTAATATTAAACCACCAGCCATAGATATTGCAATAATAAAGATTTGTGCACTAATCACAATCAGAATGAACTTAGTAAGAAACGGCAACTCTTCCCAATCATCTGTATGAAATTTGTCTCTATCTACAAACACAAAAGCAAGGAACATGAAAAAACACATTATTATAAACGAGGATATTCCTAGCTTACCGAGTATAATGCTCATCAGTCAATCTCCTTTTTACAATACCCCGATACACCAGCAGTTCCTATTGTTCTCACAGGGATGCTACTAACCACTCCTGCTTTGTATAGAGCAACTTCAGCAACACGCTTTGCTTCTTCACAACTACCACAACAAGAGTTATTTGCGATAGACTTCAATGAATCAACGAGAGTTTCATAATCGTATTTTTCATCAGGACCAGAAACACATTCTATACCAAGAACATCTTGAAGAGCATAATACATTGACTCTGCTTCATGTTCCGTGATTTGATGCTTAAAGAATTCACCAATACTATCACAGTACTCAATAGTAATCGATTCACGACTTGCTTTAGCCATTTTTCTTCTCCACTTTTCTGTATGCTACTGACCAATCACAACCCATAGCTGGACAGATCATTACTAATTCTGGTAATCCGTTTTTATCAAACTCACCACCATATCCAGATAGAAAGTATGATCCAGACCATTCGGGTTTAGAGTGGAACCATACATGAGCAAGTTTCTTGTATAGCTTGAACTCAGCTTCAGTTAGGATTGCTCCACCATCTTCAAGTAATTCAGGCATCACCAAGCCCGTCCACTATTGTTTACGATTGCTACCCATTTGTTAGAATAGGTATCATATGAAATCTGAACTTCTTCACCATCTTGCCAAATCCAGTAGACTTTATTTCGGTCAATTTTAGCAGGTTTAGTTTTGTATTCTTTATCTGGATGCATCATTTTTCTCCATACTTCGCTTTAAGTTCAGCCAACATAGCACGTTCTGCTGCTTCAGTTGCTGCCTGTTCTTCCATTGCTTTCTTCAACAGAGTTTCTCTACGCTTACGAGCAGCAGCCTCTTTCTTTTCACGGGCAATACGTTCCTTTTCTTCTTTCTTCAAACGAGCTTTCAATTCACTATCAGTTTCAGGACGAGTTACGTATACAGTAACTTTTTCACCACCATCGTAACCAATGTACTCTGCTTCAAGGCGAACATCAACAACACGTGGATCGGCTGCATAAACATCATCGAATGCCTGTGCAACGCGTTCAAGAGTTTCTTCTTTGGTAAGCTCTTTTGAAAAGAACTCAGAAACAGACATGCTAGTGTATTCTACTTCAATCATTTTATGTTCAGACATGATATAATCCTTGTTTGATTTAATATAGCTATTCTATCAAAAGAATTATTAAATGTAAACAATTCTACTATAATATTTTGTTATAAAAATATAATTTAATCACCGTATCGATTGAATGCTTCTTTATTCCAGCTGGAATCTTCTTGCGTCACTCTAGCTCGTTGAACTCTCCAATAGAGTTCTTCCAACTCAAAATTGTCTTTGGCGCTAGCAGCAAATTCTAGTGCATCTTCAATCAAACCCCATTCGTAATCATTAAGTTCCAAGTTTTCCATAATTATATCCTCAGAAATTTTTAAAATCTATAAGTTGACCGTTCAGTTCAACTTCTACGAAATCACGCTTAAGTGCTAGACGAGAGATCTCTTTGATCAGCTGATCCACTTCCTCACGATTTGGACAATTGTAAGAAACATTTTTGAAACCCTTTTTACCATAACCAGTATAGTAAGTATAAGTTAATTTATAAGGCATACTTAAGCTCCTTTAGTAGCAAAGATTGCGATGGCAGCTGTACCTAGACCGATAACAGTCCAAACAGCAATTTCGATTGTTGAAGCAATTTCTGGAGTAATTAGGTTAAGCATTTCTGTATTCCTTCATTTGATTATGTAACCATTCTATCACAACTATAGCAAAAGTAAACACCTAGAACACACTTTTTTACACTTTTTTTAATCTTTTTTCACACTTTTTCGCGGTTCAGATCTCGATAAATAAAAGTAAAACAGGATGGATATGGAAGAACTCAAACAACTCAAGCAACTCAAATCTGGCGATGTGAAGTCAGTTCGTGAAGAAATACTACAAGAACAATCAGGATGTTGTGCATTATGTAATGAACCTATTACAGATGAAACAGGTATTTCACTAGACCACCAACATAAAAAGAAATCAGATCCAGTGGGACCAGATGGAGATGGATTAATTCGTGGTGTACTTTGTCGAGCATGTAACGTATGGGAAGGTAAGATCTGGAATAATACAACTAGGTATAGACAACCCCAGTCTGTTCAAGAAAGAATAGGAATGTTGCAGGATTTAATTGAGTATTACCAGAGTGGTACATATCCTTATATACACCCTAATGAGAAACCCAAAGAACCTACTGTAAGTAAGCGTAATTACAATAAGCTTAAGAAGGTTTATGAAGGTAAAAGAAAGTTCCCAGAGTACCCTAAGTCAGGAAAGCTGACATTAGGGCTCCAGGCATTATTTGAGGAATATGGCATAGAGCCATACAATTAATCTTCTTCTGAGTCAGATGTTTCAGGAGTTTCCTCAACAGTAGGTTCTTGAGGTTCCTGAGCTTCTGCATCCTGAGGGATTGCTGGAGTTTCAGGCATTTCGTCACCTTGTTTCAAAAAATCTCTAAAGTTCATATTTCTCTCCTTTTAGATTTATTTATATTACCATTCATCTACGGGTTGATCTTCGAGACCTGGTAGAATTCTATGTAGTTGGCAATCCTTTTCAATAAATGATTTAAAGTAAACATCTGAAGCAATTGCATCTCCAACCAGTTCAACTTCGATGTCATTTTTAAAGCAGTAGTCATAGATAATATCAAGCAGTGCAATAGTTGGATCATCCTTTTTGATTGCACTAATATGTTTCATTATCTCATTAACTAAAAATGGATATTCTTCTTCTGTATATGTCATTCCTTGGACCTCATAATACTAATTTTACCTTTAAGCATTGGACTTAGTTCGTTGTACTCATCCATAGTAATAACATAATCTTTAGGATAGTACAGGTCCAGTCGATCTACTTTTGCAACCTCTTCTGATAATTTAGCGATTTCATCTGCTAAAGATCCTGGAATCTTCTTCAGACGGATTGTTTCTACAATAAGACTTTCATCAATAACTACTGGATCCATACCTCGATCATCCCAAACATGAAATTCACCATTCTTAGGTTGCAACTCATTATTCAGTAGTTCCATTGAGATCTGTTTACGTAGGTTCTCAAGATCTTTCTTTTTACTATTGATGATAAACAGGATACTATTATGGATAATCTGAGAGATATAGGCAAATGCATTTACTGCTTGACCAGTTCGTTCTGAAACCAGTTTATGGTTGAAGTTGTGTAGGTACTTCAAGATCTTATATACTGCATCTGAATAGAAATCATCCTTATAAGTATATCCACTGAATTGTGGTTTCTTAAGAATATTCTTGATCATGAGTAGAATAATTTCTCCGAAGCGTTCATATGAACCTTCATCAATGCTACAACCTTCTGAAAGTCTAATAATACTTTCTTTTAGTTTAGCTTTAGTGATGTTTCGTTTAGTTGGTGAGTCATATTTCTTATTATTGATTTTCGTATGCCATTTAATATACTTGTTGATTTTGACATTATCACGCTCAATGCCAATATCCGCACGTTTATTTTTGATACGAATCAACAAGGATTTTAACTCTAATTCACTTGTGTAATTGTGCTTTTGCTTCTTAGGCTTAGCAAGTTTTTCTTCTAAGTTCATTGTTGTCCCTATTGTGGTTCGTGGTTAATATAAATATTATATCAAATGCTAATTTAATTTTCCGAGGTAAGAATGAATTATAACAACTTAGCACAAAAAACAAATTATACTGCTGGGTCAGACGCATTCCCATTATTACCATTTTACTTAACTAGAGTTAATATTCCAGGGATTTCATTCAGTTATCCAGAAATGGGTAATAGAGTTGGTACTGCTCTGAGTGTAGCAGGCGATAATCTAAAATATAACGGTTTATCCTTCGAGATGTTAATTGATGAAGATTTTTCAATTTATCACGAGTTTATGGATACCGTTGTTCGTAATATCAATGTAGAGTCAGGTACATTCGCCGATAATGTTTTTGATTTCTGGGTTGAGGTAACAAACAGCAAAGGTAAAAATCTATTTAAGATAGAATTCTACAATTGCCGTATTGAAACCGTTGGTGATATTGAACTTGATTCCCAAGACGACATCACCGAGTACACAGTAAGTATTGATCTACAATTCGATTACTACAAGATTTTCAAGAGTGGTGCATCAGTACCTACATTATCTGTGTAATAAAGTTCTGAATATCATCGGTAAGATCCTTATAACCGGAATTATCGATGGTATAATCGAACACAAAATCATTTAATTCATTTTCAGAAGCATGCTCATCGGTACTATTTTTCTCTACATCATCATTTCTAATTTTAACTGTGATGCTTCCATCAATAGCCTCAATGTTAAATCTGAAATCTGGGACGATCACAAAGTCAACATCAAGGTCACGTGCACGTTCGAGTAATAGTGTAACCCAAACATCTTCACCAAACCAAGGCTTCATTGCTTCTGTTCCAAATCTTTGTAGAACCAGACGGAAATCAGTAATCTTAGTACAACTATCTGAGTCATATCCGTAATTGATTATACCAATTGGTACTGATTTATTTTTAAAGTTATCCAGTTCCTCGGTTGTGATACCAAATGTATCAGCAACAATAAGTTTTAAAGGATCAGCAAAAGACATAATCTCGGATGAATAACCTTGGTTGTCTAGCTCTTCCTGGAGCTGATTAGCAAAGTAATCCTTTCCAGATCTTTTCTTTCCATTTACTAGAATTATTTGCATTATTTCTTTCCTTTTTTATGATTAGGGTTGAACTGTTTACTTACATAAGAAACAAATTTACCCTCCTCGAAATTCCACAAAATATGTGTATCCTTATATCCTTGGTGTAAAGCTCTACTTGGTTCAGCATGAGGTGCCCCAGGCACAAAGTCGCAACATAGTGTAACTGGTGAATCATCCAAGAACAAATCTGCTCGAACCACTGAAGCTTTAGCTTTTCCATCTGTATAGAATACATGATCAAACATAGATAAATCTTCATCAATTGGTTCTGCTAATTCATTACGAGCAGTTACAAGATGGACTGAATGTCCATT